NTAGAATTCTTGCATTGGATAACCAAATATATTCTTAGCGTTTGTTATCCAGGGGACGATAAGCCAATAAAGAGCTATTCCTAAAAAGATTACTCCAAGTCCGATTAGTATGCTTTGAGCGCATTTAACTCCTATTTTAGTTAGGAGTTTACGTTTAGCTTCTTTAAGCTTTTCCATTCTAACTATTTTCTTACCTTCTTTAGCAGGATGTATTGATATAAGGGGCTCGCTGGGGATTCGCTTATTGGCCCATGCTATAACATCATAAAGGGTTAGTTTATACTTCTTATAGAGCTCAGTGAGTTTGGCAGCAAGAGCTTTACCTATTAGAGATTTACCAGTGCCGGGATCACCTAGTAGAAAGAGATAAGGACCTGGAGGAAGTAGCCCGGTTGTTATAGGCTTCTCACTATCTTTCTTCTCCCAGAATTTCCACCACTTCTTACGCTTAACCCATTTAAGTTTATGAGTCCATTCGTCTAGGCATAAATAGCATTCTTGTAGGGCCTTATCCTGGCCTATAACCCACTCTAATAGGTTCTTAGACACAGGGAAGCCTTTAGTAGATTTGAAGGTTGCCCAGTTCCAGGACTTACCTTTAATACGTTCTATTTTAGAACCAAATATTTGAGTATCTTCCATTAGGTTTTACTTCCTATCTTAAGGGCGCAGTCACTGCATATAGTATATTTAGTCTGGCCTCTAGATTGGGCCTTCCTAAAATCTGCTAATATTGCGGGACTAAGTCTGGTATTTACTCTAATCTTTTTAATAACAACTTGCCCGCAGTGTATACAAATACGGGAGACTTCAACTACTGTTTGATTAGTCATTCAAGTAGCTCCTTAAGTTTTTCTATCATTTTAAGAAAGGCTTTAGTTTTTTTGGTTTCATTAAATAAAGCAGCTACGTACCAGAAATCAGAATATTGTTTAGGAGTAAGTTCGAATCTAAGGTGTTTAACTGGTTTCTTTGACGGCATTATTAATGCCCTCCTTATCCTTAAAATACTCCGCAAGGACGTAGTTTACGGCCTCATCGAACTTAAGCTTCTTAACTGCCATCACTATTTTTACTTTAGTGATGAGTTCATCTTTTATATTTATAACTCTTTTAGGGATAATGCCCACAACCATAAAAGGATACTAAATAATATCTAAGCAGTTACTTTAATATAAATGTTACTATTTGATACTTTAGCATATTGTTAATGGTAGGTATATAAGAATCCAGAGTGTCTAGGTTATAGTAGTTACTATTTAGAGGGTATGTATGTCTAGTTCTCTGGAGGGCGTTAGTCGAAAACCAGACACCCCGGCTAACGTCTCTAACCCTCTTAGTGAGGGAGAAATATTTAAGAGTCCGTTAGTCCAGGCTTTGTTAGATCAATTACCCGGTGCTTCATTAAAGACTGATTGGAGTTTAAGCTTTCCAATAAGTAAGAAATTTAAAGACGATGGCAAACACATTATAGCTGGCTATGCCAGTGTTGAAGTTATAGATACTCAGGATGAGCTAATACCTATATCAGTATTGAAAGATGCCTGGGAGAATTTTCAAGCGAATAAGAGTTTCTACTTCGGTTCTTTAATGCACAGTAACGTTCCCGTTCTAAAGATTCTAGATGAATATAAAGACAGTAAAGGTCAAGTATGGAAAAGCGGGGTAGATGAGAACGGTCTTTTTATAGTAGGGGAGATCCGCCAGGATATTCAGAAAGGTAGACAGACCTGGGAATTAATTGAAAAAGGTAAACTAACCGGTTTTAGTATTGGCGGGGAAACTTTAGCATCCAGTACTGTATGCGAAGGTAAATGTTTTACTAGGATCGAAAAGATGGAGCTTCATGAGGTAGCCGTTGTGGATAGACCGGCTAATAAGCCTTCAGTATTTAAGATTGTTAAGAGAGATGGTGGATTGGGAATAGAGAAAATAGACCTAACACCAGAAATAAAGGCTGTTGGTAGTATAACAGCAGACGAGATTAAGGAGAAGATTAAAGCCTTAAAGAGGCAGTATAACATCATTAGTGAGAAAGTTTGGCCTACCTCTCCTAAGACTAAATTAACAGATGAACAAGTAAAACAGGCTAAGCTTCAAATGGACTTTTTAGAGGCTGAGATGACAGGTTGGAAACAAGCTTTAGGGATTAAGTTAGCAGGTGTTTCTTTAATAGAATCTTCTACTAAGATTGACAAAGCTTTAAATGTATTAAATGAAGTAATGATTGAGAAGAAAGTTATTAGACGGGGTAATAAGTATTGTGTTATTCATTGTCATGGCCCTAAGGCGGGGCAGATAGTAAGTGGATCTTGTAAACCTACTAGAGGGGAAGCGGAAGCAATTCATAGGGCAATAATGGCTAATAAAGCATTAGAGAAACAGAAACCTCCTAAAGAAGAATGGGATGCCTGCCATTCAAAGGCTAGTGGGATACCTTCTATAAATGATCCGGATGCGTTCTGTGGTAACCTTTGGTATAATGATAAGCCTAAATGGAATGCCTTTATTAAGGCAGATCTTAAAGCTAAAGAGGACTGCGGGTGTAAAAAATATTTAGAATGTCCCGTAGACCAGTTTATTACAACCAGCAAGATTAACAAGTTGGATCTTGCTATATCAAGCTTACTCTCGAAAGGGAGTTAATATAATAAAAAGGAGAAAAAGAGAGAATTGCCAGAAGATAAGAAAAAGCAAGAACCTACAGACGAGGAAGATGAGAAACCAGAAGACGAAGAGAAGACTGATAAAGCTGAGACCGCACCTAAATGGGCTATAGAGCTAGGGGCTAAATTCGATAAGATGACTGATGCCTTTACAAGGTTTGCTGAGTCTAAGACTTCTAAGCAAGACGAGGAAGAAGAGGACAAGAAACCTGAAGATGAAGAGAAACAGGATGCTGAGGAAGAAGACGAGAAACCTGAGGATGAAGAGAAACAAGACGAAGAGGAAGACAAAAAGCCTGAAGATGAAGAGAAGGCAGAAGACAAACCGGACCTGAGTAAAGAAGTTGAAGCGGCAGTAACCAAAGAACTAGCTAAACGCCTTAAGGATGTTCCAGCTGAGAAACGTAGCAAGAAAATCGAGAAGAAAGACGTCCTCTCGATGGAAGAAATGAAAGACATGCCTTGGGCAGAGATTCATAACCGGGCAAAGACTCTTGGAGCTTAGTGGGTGAGAGAAATGATTAGAAAACTTAAGATATTCAAGACTATGGAAGCTATGATGGCCTACTACTACCCGGGAAGAGGTTTACTGCGCAAAGCTGTTGAAGTTTCTGAGACAGCACTTGATACAACTACTACTCATTGGCAACCCCTTTACGGGAAGAAAGTTTGGTCTTGGCTAAACCTAGAAGCTAACATCTTTGCTATGCTACCTAAAGAGCCCTGGGTTAAAACAGGTTGGAGAGTTCTTACCACAGCAGCTCATACATCAGGCGGCGGCGTAAACGAGAGTACTACAGGCGGATCCGTTCCGGGCGCATTGACACTAACGTTTGAACAAATAAGCGCTAAACCTAAACGTATGGCTCATACCTTCGACATAGGAGAACTAGCAGACTTCTTAGGCGGAGTCGACGATGCAGTCGATCTGTTGCCCTTCTATAGAGAAGAAATTGGTAAAGAGCATGCTTTCTGTATTAACAAGGCTCTAGGTGAAGACGTGGATACCCCAGCAAGTTACAACTTTGAGTCTATTGACCGAGTTGTATCTAGCAATGAAGAAGGAACTAACAGGTGTACGGTGGCTACCGATCCGGATATTTATGGTCAGACAAAGAGATCTACCGGTACTACATGGGACTCTTATGTAAATGAGAACGATAACTCAGACAGAGATCTAACTTTGACACTGATAGATACCGTGTACCAGAACATCTTGGATAATGGTGGTATTCCTAAGGTTATAATCACAAGAACCAACACCCTTATGCGATGGCAGCAATTGCTAGAGGCTGAGCGTAGATTTATGGACTCGGCGCGTGTAGTGCCCACCTTTGGTGGAGTACGAGGCCCGGTGCCAGGAGTCGAAGCAGGTTTCATGGTTGCTACATACTTTGGTATTCCGATCCTTCCAAGTCAGCACGTTGTAGTTCAATCAACCCTAGGAAGCTTAACATTCCTGGATACTGACTTCATTAAATTAGCTATAGCTAAACCGACAACTTATAGTGAGTCGGGTAGAGGCGCAGGCTTCATATACAGAGGCGTCTATGC